AACTGGCGCTGGAAGTTGCCTGTTGTAATAATAATACTCTATACGAGTTTACATTTCCAGGTAAGTCAGAAGATACTTGGCTTTATATCCTGCAGCATTTTGCAAGAACACTCCCCCAGGGATATTTTAATATGATACGCTATATGTGTAAACCGAAGAGAATCAGAAACAATATGTTTTTTAAGATCGGGAATCCTCCTCGAGGGGCCTGTGATCATAAAGGATGTAATTGTACTTACCTAGTTATAGGCAAGCATCCGTTAACAGAGGGCTATAGTTTTACGGTAGAAATGGCCAATTATGATTTGTCGTTACAGAAGTTAGCGGTTGATATTTCCAGCAAGTTTGATTACAGTTTTGGAGAAGTTAGAAAACGGGCATATGATGAGGAAGTTCTCTATTATTTATCGATGATTCGTCCTCCGAAAGGCTTCTCCGATACAAATACTGTACTCATCACACCTCCTTTGCCAGTCTACAATTTTCCATTGCCTTCACCAAAAAGTTACATGTCACCTCTTATTCATAAGGTAATGGAACGTGTTGATATCCGCTACCTATATTATAAGGCGAGAATGTTTTTTTCTCCTCATCAGTGGCAGTGGATATGGGGACAGACTACTACATGGATTGATTTTGAGCCCCATAAGACGGACACGTCCAAAGGTATTAATACAGTGCCTTCCTTAGCAGCTATGGCCATGAGGGTTTTGTCTCCACATAATATGGCGTTTAGTGGTCCGGGAGAGCGTCCAAAGGTTCTTCTTTCTGATAATAATCTCTTCCCTCATAAGTTTGCAAATGCTACCGCGAATCTTACTCGTCAAACACATCGTGTTACGCCAGCGACAAAAGCTGGGCTTGAGCATTTAGATTACGCTCTAGATATGCTTTATGGCAAGTTGCATACTCGTCAGTATTTCCGAAGATATGATGCGCAGTTGGATACCGCATCTATTATGAAATCATACCTTGGTTCTGGGAATGGTTACTTAAAAGGCCCGGAAGGTAGTAAGGTTATCAATGGAATGGAAATAAAGATTTCAGCTAAGTCTAAGAAGATGGAGAGTCTTATTCCGAGTATGCACATTGCGTTTGAGTATTTGCGTAACGAGGTGCCTTTTCTTGTTCCTTATAAGATACAGCCAAAGGTTGAGTATTTTCATTATCCTAATCCAAATAAGTTTTCAGCTGAAGAGTGGGCCGCGAAGAATGAGAAAGAGCGATTGTTCGTCCTTGGTAATGGTCCGTTGGTTATCCTGGAGCGTCTTTTGTGCTCAGTACGTATGAAGATAGAACAGTTGAAAGGATGTATTCGTATTGGTAAGGCTTATTCTAGAGGAGGTATGCAGATGTTAGCTGAGCAGTTAAAGGTAGTTTTTGAGAAGCGTCGTAAAGGGATGATAGAAGAAGGAGATATTAAGAACTTTGACCTTTCCGTCCTTGCGATTTTTGTTGACCTTTACTTTAGCTCAATGCTTGTATATGAGAAAAAAGGGACCTATTTATATGGGAAGAAGAAGCGGGCCCTAAAGTTTGTCATGAACAACATAATACATCGGATATCTCACCTTTTTGGATCCATTTGGGGAATAATTACCGGAGAGGTTCCCAGTGGTATTCTTAATACATCACATATGGATTCGTGGATTATGGGTCTCTACTTTTGTCTCTTCTGCTCGTATCAGATCTTTAATTGTAAAGAGCAGGATAGGGAGGAGCTTGAACGTTTATGCATTGACTTGGTAGGCGAGGCGTTCTATGGAGACGACCATCTTTGGAATACCACTGATCATCCTCTTGCGCATTATATTACGGCCCCAGAGTTTTCGAATTATATGCGTGATCATTATAGTGTGGATGTTCGTGATTTGCAGTCTCAGCTCCCTTTTATTTCGGACGTTCAGGATGGCTATATCCGTAAGCGAGGAGCTACATTTCTGAAGGCACAAGCAGTTGATAATCCCTATTTTACGCCGACAAATGGACAGGCTTGGTGTATACCATTTAGAGAGACACCTGAGTTCATTGTTAGGGCAGTTTGGGGTAGGGAGCCTAAGGTTCGCGAGATTGGTGATTTCCTTCTTAGTATCATTGGTCATGCGTATGGTACGTATGCCTCGAACTGGGAGGCGTATGTTATTTTAGGCTTTATGTTCGTTGAATCACTGCGTCAAGGTGGGTATACCCTAGAAATGTTATCAGCAGAGTTGATGAAAAGGACACTGACAGATGACCTTAGAGATATGAGACGAAAATGTATTACTGTCGAAGAGATCATGAGAGGGTTTCCTTCCTGGACAACACTTGTAAGGAAGAATCATCTCGATAGAGCATATCATTC